TGTTTGTCATCTTGACTATACTCATCCCGATGCTATTGATTTCATCCGTGCCAGTCGTTCAGATCTTGCGTGGGTGAAGCGATGCCTTAATGTTGACAGGAGCTTTCTTGGGACTGCTTCTCAGGAATTGATCGATGCTACCCTTGATGGAATCAAGAAGGGTGACCTCTGGCTCAACAAGATCCGCTACGACAGCAACGGAAAACGAATCTATGGAAATGTCTGCCTTGAGGTTTATCTTCCTAGTCGTGGCACTTGTCTTCTTCAGCACGTCAATCTCGGTGCTTGTGCGGTCGATGACCTAGTGCCAGCATTCGTGGAAGGAATGAGTTCCTTGATCAGTCTTCACGGTCAGACAGGTGTTGGAAAAACAGGAGAATATCTACCACCAGAAGTGGACCGCCAGGTAGGCTTAGGAATCTTGGGTTTGGCAAACTTCTTGGCATACTACAACGTGTCCTACAAAGAGTTTGGAAAGGCCCTGGATGCTTACTTCACACGTCGTCTCACCGGCTCTAGAGCCGAAGTCCTTGTCAACGAGCTTGCAACTGCGATTGACACAGCAGCACAGCTGGCCCGTCAAGCTAAGATGGATCGGGCGTTTGCTATTGCCCCTACCGCTTCTTGTAGTTACAGCAACATTGATCTTCGGGGCTACACTACCGCTCCAGAGTTGGCTCCTCCTATTAGCCGTCACATTGATCGTGACTCGGGAACGTTTGGGGTTCAGTCGTATGATTATCCGTCCGATTGCGAGATTGCTTCGGAAGTAGGTTGGGATGACTACAAGCGGGTGGCAGATGGCATCGTCCGTCTGTTTACCAATACTCGTTTGTTCCATGGCTACTCCTTCAACAGCTGGAGTGATGTGGTCACCTATGACGAACAGTTCCTTGATAATTGGCTGACCTCGCCACAGACTTCCCTTTATTACGCTCTTCAGGTAATGCCTGACACCCAAGCCAAGGATGATGCCCTGGCTGCCCTGGATGATGACTTTAAGGAACTGTTCTCCTTTGAAGAGGAGGTGGATCCTGATTGTGGTTGTCCGAAAGTTAAACCAATTGATGAGCCCTGTATTCCCTGTGGAGAATGACTATCCTATCGCCGTATGATCAAGTAATTGCCCGTAAACGAAAATGGACGCCGGTTGCTGTCCAAGCTGGTAAACTGGTTGAAGGGGCAGAAGAGGCGATCCGTCGTGCTCTCTGCCTCCGTCACCTGGAGCTGCCAGTGCGTGAGTTCCTTCAGCAAGGATTGGAAAAGGATCTTCCCAAGACCCCTGGTGTAAGGGAAGCCCTGCTTTCTAATCAGCTTGATGAAGAGCGTCACGATCAGGCCCTGAACTATGTTGTTGCTGCTCACGGAACCAATCCAAAGGCCGAAGCAGAATCACAGCACATCCTCAAGGCCTGGCTAGAAGCTCCAGAACACCCCATCCTAAAGGCCGCCATCCTTGAACGCAGTGTCTTCTTTGTCATCCTCCCCTTCTTCCGATTCAACGGAGACATCGGAATCCGCACCACAGCAGCAGACATCAGCCGTGACGAGCAGACTCACGTTGCCGTCCACTCAATGGTCTGCTCCGAGTTGGGCCTCAAGTCCACATCAAGCCTCAATCGATTACGCCGAGCGACTGTTGGATGGGTAGTGGATGCTTTGTCTTCTTCGGAAAACAAGTATCTGGATAAGGACTTCTGGTTGAAGCAGTCTGATTCCCTTTATGAACGAGGCAAGGCGCCTGGCCTTTCCGATACCCAGCGTGCTCGGATGCCAGCATTCTTTGAAGCCTCTAACACCGATCTTCCTCAGTATGGCTAGTCCGTTTTTGGATGAAGAGACCCTGCCTCTGACCCGTGTGGTTGGAGGTCAGGTTGATCTAATCAAGTTGATTGAGGAACTGGATCAGATGTATCCAGATGTCTATCCAGAATATACTCTTCCAGAAAAAACATTGGCCTTCCAAGCGGGGGCCATTTCCATCATCCGCTATCTCAAAGGAAAGACACAATCATGTGCCTAGGTGCCCCCTCCGTTCCCGCAATGCCGCCTCCGCCAAAGCCTCCTGCTCCACCGGAACCGGTTATCACCAGCAAGATTCCTACCCAGGTAGAACCTGCTAAATCCATGAGGGCCTCTGCTCGTCAAGCAGCCCAAGGTCCTTCAGCTCTGCGTATTCCCCTCAGTACTGGTGGATCTACCCAGACTGGACTCAACATCGGTAAGTAACAATGGAAAGTCAAACTGCCGCTTCTAGGTATGCAAGACTATCTAGCGACAGGACGATCTTCCTTGATACTGCTAGAGACTGTGCTACCCTAAGCATTCCCCATTTGCTGACGCCCACGGGCTCAATGAATGGTCAAAAGCTGCCAACTCCGTGGCAATCGATTGGAGCCAAGGGGGTCAATGTAATGGCCTCCAAGCTGATGCTCAGTCTCTTTCCAGTCAACACCACCTTCTTCAAGCTCCAGATCAACGATGGTAAGATAACCAACGATCCACAAATCGATGCCAAGGTCAGGTCCGAAATCGATCTGAGTCTGGCAAAGATGGAACGGGTAGTGATGCAATCCATTGCTGAATCCCAAGATCGGGTGATCCTTCATCAAGCCATGAAGCACCTGATTGTGACGGGCAATGCCCTGGTCTTTATGGGTTCCAAGGGTGTTAAGCTTTATCCTCTGGACCGCTTCGTTGTGGTTCGTGATGGAGAAGGCGAGCCAATTGAGGTCATTACGGTTGAGGCCGTTGATCGTCAATTCCTTCCAAAGGAACTCCAAACCACCAACAATCGCAACATCAATGCTGTTGATGATACCAGTGGGACTGCTCCGATTGCGGACATTTCTGTTGGTGAAGGTGAGGCCGTTGTTTACACATGGGCCAAGCTGATCAACAACCAATGGATCTGGAAGCAAGAAGTTGATGGACAGATCGTTCCCAACAGCCTGAGCAAGGCTCCAAAGAATGTGACTCCTTGGCTTCCCCTTCGCTTCAACGTTGTTGATGGTGAGGACTACGGTCGTGGTCGCATCGAAGAGTTTCTTGGTGATCTCAAGTCCCTGGAAGCGTTGATGCAGGCCATGGTGGAGGGCAGTGCTGCTGCTGCAAAGGTGGTGTTCCTGGTCAGCCCTGCTGCCACAGTGAAGCCGTCTAACCTTGCTAAGGCAGGCAATGGTGCCATCATTCAAGGTCGTCCAGAGGATGTGTCGGTGGTCCAGGTCGGCAAGGCCCAGGACTTCAGCACCTCCTTTAATATGATCCAGAGTCTTACGCAGAGACTCTCAGAGGCCTTCCTGATTCTCACGGTCAGGCAGTCCGAACGTACAACCGCAGAGGAGATCAGGGCCACCCAGCAAGAGCTTAACGAGCAGCTTGGTGGTATCTATGGTAATCTGACGGTTGAACTGCTCCGTCCCTACCTCAATCGAAAGCTTGCGGTTCTTCAGCGTTCTGGAGAAGTTCCTAAGCTGCCAAAGGGAATCGTATTCCCAACGGTGATTGCTGGTCTGGAAGGAGTTGGTCGTGGTCAGGATCGGGAATCTCTCATGATGTTCCTCCAGACCATTTCCCAGGCTCTTGGACCTGAGGCCATGATGAAGTTCATCAATCCTGATGAGGCAGTCAAGCGTCTTGCTGCTGCTCAAGGCATTGACATTCTGAATCTGGTCAAGACCCAAGAACAACAGAACACGGAGATGCAGCAGATGCAACGTCAGCAAGCACTCCAATCCTTGACGGATCAGGCCGGACAGTTTGCCGGTAGCCCGTTGATGGATCCAACAAAGAACCCTCAAGCATTAGATGGCATCACCCAGACGCTCCAAAACATTACAGGCGGTGGAGGAGGAATACTCCCAACAGGACAACAGCCTCCAGCTCAACCAGGAACAAGAGGAGTCCCTGGAACTTAATCCAGAGGACTATGAGGTTCCTATTGAGCTGAGTACCCGTAACAAGTACGCAGGCAAACCCAAGGTTCGAGCAAACAAGTCTCGTCCTTTGGTGGGTAGCCATGGTCCTAAAGTTCACACCCCAACCTTTGGCGTCGTTCGCGGCGTCTACAACTGATGCAAGAAACCACTTTCGATTCAACTGACGATCTTGATGCAAAGGAGGCCCAACGGGCTGAAGAGGCTCGTCTCCTTGATGTTGGCGAAAAGCTAATCGAGCAAGAACAGGAACGTGAGCAGCGCAAGTATGACCAGGCCCGAGAGGATGCTGAGTCAGAACTGCGCTATGCTGGTAAGTTCAAGTCTGCTGAGGATCTTGAGAAGGCCTACAAAGAGCTGGAAAAGAAACTTGGACAGAAGGAACCTGAGCCCGCTGAGGATGCTGAGGTAGAGGAAGAAGAAGCCTCTGAGCAGGAAGAGGAAGCCACAACCGAAGAGGAGCCGGAGATCTCGGAAGAGGCCCAGTTCCTCAAGGAGGCATCCGAGGAGTACTACTCCAACAATAACCAACTCAAGCCTGAGACCCTTAAGCGGCTCAAGGAACTGCCCTCCGAAAAACTTGTGGAGGCGTATCTCAACAGCATTAAGGATGCTCCAGCAGCTCCTCCTCAGGTGCTTACGGATGCTGATGCCCAGTCCATCATCAATTCTGTTGGTGGCAACGAGGCATACAACCAAACCCTTGCTTGGGCAGCAGACAATCTTTCTCCTACCGAAGTTGCTGCGTATGACAACGTAGTCAACAGCGGAAACAAGGATGCGATCTTCTTTGCTGTTCAGGCACTTAACCAACGATACAAGGACTCCGTGGGCTTTGAAGGACAACAGGTCTCTGGAAAGAACGTCCGTAATTCCGTCAAGGGATTCCGTTCTCAGGCCGAACTAGCTCAGGCCATTAGTGATCCGAGGTACCGCAACGATCCAGCATACCGTATGGATGTTGAAGATCGTCTGGCTGCTTCTGGAGATCTGCTCTGATCTAGTGCCCGCGTCCGTGGCTTTGTAACGGCGAATGTACACCGGATGGATTCCCGGTGGATGGTGAACCGTCCCGCTGCCTTTTGGCGCGGACAACCAAATAGAGCCTACACCTCTGGCTGTCCCTGAGGCATTTGTTTACGTGTAGGCCATCAAATTAAACAACACCCCCTAAGCCTATCCATTGGAAGCTCAAACCTGGGGGTCGCTAGGTCGATAGCCCAATGTAGAGGCAGCCAGGCGAAACTGGAACTCAGTGCTGGTGCAAATCCAGCTCGACCTTTTGAGGATGGGACAACCTCTTTAAAAACCCAGTTCGAACTGGAGTATTGGCCCTCTGCGGAGGATACCCAATACAACGGACGTATTGCCCAAAAACTGAATACTTCAAATCCGGATAAAACTCAAGTACTTGAAAACGTGATAACCCTACTTTCTTAAAAGACAATGACTGCAACTCTTACTCAACTCGGTCAGTCTAACAAGGCTGGCGACACTAAAGCTCTGTTTCTGAAGCTCTTCACCGGTGAGGTGTATGAAGCTTTCCGTAACGCTACCATTGCCAAGGGTCTGGTTCAGAACCGTACCCTCCGTAACGGCAAGGAAGCTCAATTCATCCACACCGGTCGTATCTCGGCTGGTTACCACACTCCTGGTAGCGCCATCCTCGGTTCTGGCAACCCGCCTGTGGCTGAGACCACCATCGCAATGGACGACCTGCTGGTTGCCTCTGCGTTCGTTTATGACCTGAACGAGACCCTGGCCCAGTATGACATCCGCGGTCCTATCGCTCGTCAGATCGGTCAGAGCCTGGCTGAGTTCTATGATCGTCGGATCTTCCGCGTTCTGGATCGTGCTTCGGGACTGTCTGCTGCTGTGACCGGCGAGCCTGGTGGTTTCCGTGTGAACCTGGGTGCCAACAAGGAGTATGATGCTCAGGCCCTCGTGGACGGTTTCTTTGAAGCCGCTGCCCGCCTGGACGAGATCGCTGCTCCTAAGGATGGTCGTGTGGCCGTTCTGAGCCCCCGTCAGTACTACGCCCTGATCAGTCAGGTTGACACCAACATCCTGAACCGTGAGTACGGCAACACCCAGGGTAACCTGAACAGCGGCGAAGGTCTCTATGAGATCGCCGGCATCAAGATCTACAAGTCGAACAACATTCCGTTCCTCGGCAAGTATGGCTCGCCCAGCGGTGCCAACATTGATGCTGCTGCCGTTACCGGTGAGAACAACAACTACGGCATTGCTACCGACTTCACCAATGCCTGCGGCCTGATCTTCCATCGTGATGCTGCTGGTGTGGTTGAAGCCATCGGTCCTTCGGTTCAGACCACTGGTGCTGATACCAAGGTCATCTACCAGGGTGATGTGATCGTGGGCCGTCTGGCCTATGGTGCGGGCCCTGTCCGGGTGTCCTGTGCCGGTGCTTTCCGCAACGTTAACTGATAGACGCTTCTATCCGTTATCATTTGGGGCTGCCTTATTGGTGGCCCCTTTTTTATTATCTTTAGTCGTCCCTGACTCTCGTCCAATGACATTCGCAACCACGCAGCTTGAAGCTGTTAATCAAATGCTGACTGGCATCGGACAGGCTCCGGTGACTTCACTCGACACGTTCAATCCAGAGGTGGCCTCAGCACTTAGCATCCTGGATGATGCCAACCGCTCTGTTCAAGGAGAAGGGTGGAACTTCAACACCGAATACAAGTACCCCTTCGTGTCTGATGCAAGCGGCATCATTGCTGTTCCGACAAACGTTCTTCAGATTGCGGACAACAAGATTGCTAACGTACAGAAATACCAGACCGTATTGCGGAATGGCCAGCTCTACGACAAGATTAGCCACACCTTTACCTTTCCCGCTAACACCACGATCTATTGTGATGTGATCTGGGCCTTTGACTTTGAAGATCTTCCACAGGTGTTCAAGGACTACATCGTGATCAAGGCAACCCGCATCTTCTATGATCGAGTGGCTGGGGACATCGATGCTGTGAAGTTCCGGATCTTTGAATCAGATGAAGGCATGGCTCGTGCCAACTGTCTGTCCTACGATACCCAGACCTCCGAAGCCAACGTGTTTGGCATTGAAACAGGACAGAACTACTACATCTCCTACACTCCTTACCGGGCACTGGCACGCTGATGGCTACTATTTCTCAGAAAATTCCCAACCTGATTGGTGGGGTATCTCAGCAAGCAGATGCGTTTAAGTTGGCTGGTCAGCTAAGATCCTGTACCAACTACTTTCCAGACCCGGCCTTTGGTCTGATCAAGCGTCCTGGCTTGAAGGCCATTGGAGCACTGAGTGGAGCTGGTGGTGGGGCGGCGTGGTTCTTTGCCACCAGAGATGATCAAGAACGCTACATCATCCAGTTTGCTTCCAACGGTGTGCCAAAAATCTGGGATGCTGATTCTGGGGTAGCCAAGACCATCAACACTCCAGCAGCATCAGCAACCACCTACGCAACCCATACCAACCCAACCGACCTGGAGCTGCTCCAGATCAATGACTACTACTTTGTGTTGAACAAGAAGGTGGTCACCAAGATGGCCACTGGTAATGGTACTTCAAGTGCTGCCAAGGTTAACTACGCATTCGTCAACATTAACACTGTTGGCGGAGACATGAAGTATACCATTACTCTTAATAATGTTGACTCATTCTTTACTACCGCCTCTAACCATGGTGGTTTGAGTACCATCCTAACAGCATTAACGTCAACACACGATACTAACCACGAGAAGGGCATCAATAGAGCAGGAAGTGGATTTACAGCAACAGCAGTTGGTAATTCCATTTACATCACAAAGAATGATGGAGCTGCCTTTGACATCAAGGCAATTGGAGGACCAACAGGATCCGCATTGGAGGCCTACAGAGATGAGGTTCCATCGATCACGGTTCTACCAAAACAGTTCAAAAATGGCGCCATCCTAAAGGTTTCTGGTGACAAGACTGTCAATGGTGATGACTACTATGTGAAGTTCGTTACCAGCAATGGAGAAAACTATGGGGCAGGCGTTTGGAAGGAAACCATTGGTCCAAGTGTTCCCCTGAAGTTTGATGCCACCACAATGCCCCACGCGCTTATTCGTGAGGCAAACGGCACCTTCACCTTTAGGAATCTGGATTCAACAGCGGTTACCCAAACAGCAACCATCACTGGTGTTCCTCAAACCATTACCATTACCAACAATACCTTTGGTCAGTATCAGATTGGGGAAAGCTTTGCTGTTTCTGGTGGAACTGGTAAGGACCTGCGTCTTGAGATTACCTCTACTACCACTCGAACCGTCACTACTACATCCACAAACGTTTCCACAACGGATTACGTTTCCAGGTATACAGTTCCTGTTACAAGTTATGGGTCTCGTGGTGGAAGTTATATCACCTACTCTTACCGCTATGACTGGTATGTTGGTGGTGTGAAGGTTGCGACCACTACCAACCTCAATGCCGTTGTCATTGGAAATAGAAAGATCACTCAAGTTGGAGCCTTCACTGCTCAGGTGGGAACCAACCCTACTAAGTCAGGCATTCAGATTGTTGATTCATTTCCAAACGCAATCGATGGCATCAAGATTGTTCGTGCTGGACAAGGTTACACCGCAAACAATGTGGTTACGTCCGATCGTGGTGACACCTTCACTATCACAGCCGTGGGTACCGCAACAGGTACCGTAGACGAGATTGCTAATCAGTATTGGAACTCAAGGGTTGTTGGTGATCTGGAAACCAATCCCAATCCTACCTTTATTGGGTATCCGATCTCTGGTATCAACTTCTTTAAGAATCGCCTGATCTTCTTCAGCAACGACAACGTGATTTGCAGTCAGGCTGGAAGTTACTTTGACTTCTTTGCCAGCACCGTCATCACCATTGTTGATAGCGATCCGATTGACATCTCTTGTGGATCACAGAAGCCAGTTCAGCTGACTCATGCCCTTCAAGTTCCACGAGGATTGATGCTGTTTGCGGACAACGCTCAGTACATCCTTGAAACATCAACAGAGGCATTCAGCCCATCAACTGCTGAGATCAATCTGGTTTCTAAGTTCAGCCAGGATGCCACCATCTCTCCGTTGGATTCCGGCAACTCTTTCATGATTCTGGATCAAACGGTCAGGGCCGCCAGCATCAGGGAAATGTTGATCACCGACTCTTCCACAAAGCCACAGACGGTTGAGATCACTCGAACCATTCCCTCGTACATTCCAGGAGATGTGATTTCCTTCAAGGGCAGCACCATTTCCAACACGTTGGCCATCTTGTCCCTACAAGAACGGAATGCTGTTTACCTCTATCGGTGGCTCGTCAGTCAAGACAAGGCTCTGATGAACAGCTGGTTCAAGTGGATTCTTCCTGGAACCATCTCTTTGGTTGACTTTGACAATGAACACATGTACGTTGTCACCAACCAACCAACCCCATTCCTGAGCAAGATCAATCTGGTCACGGAGTCCTCCAGCGGGGCATTGCTCTATGATGGGACCTATGTGGATACCAGACTGGACTTGTACGATTACAATCCGGTGAAGGTCTACTTGTCCGGAACTGATCAAACCAAGCTCTGCTTTAAGGAAGAGATTGAAAGCTTTACTGGAACTGCTGTTGCTGTTTCCTTGGATCCACAGAATCCAGGCCTAGTCAACAACCTTCCACTCCAGTTTGATGATGATTCACCTGCTGGTCAACGGTACTTCGTGTTGGTGGATGGAAACCAGACATCCCTTCCTTGGGCCCTTGGGGTAGGATACGAGGCAGAAGCAACCCTTCCTGCTCTTTACTACAAACCAAGCGAGAACGCCTCCGACACTCTTAATGTTCCTACCATCTACCGGATCGACATCAGCAGCTACAACTCTGGACCTTACAGCGTTAAGGTGAGTGCTGATGGAAGAGAAGACTACTTGGCAGAACTTCCACAAATCACAGCCAACCAATACCTGGCACAGACCCTACCAATGCTAAGGAATCCGACCAATACGATTCCCATCATGGCTAAGGCAGATCAGGTAGACATCACAATCAAAGCTGATTACCCCCTCCCAACCGCTATCACAAGCCTAACATGGCAAGGATCCTTCACAACCAGAGGAGTGCTGAGGCAGTAGAACTCATTCGCCCCGCCACCATTGAAGATGCCTTTTATGTAGCGGAACACCTACAAGAGGATGATAGAAGAGAGGTTGAGGGTCTTGGTCACATTCCGACCTTGGCCCTTACCCTTTCCATTCGTCATTCGGAAATAGCGGTCACCTTTATCAACCCAGAAGGTAACCTCTGCGGAATTGCGGGGGTATCCAGAACAGATGCCCATTGCGGAGCCATATGGATGCTAACCACGCACCATGTCCGTCCGTATCCAAAACTATTCGTAAAGGAAGCAAAAAGATGGGTCGATCAATTGACTTCCTATGATGTACTCCACAACGTGGCTGATCCACGAAACACACTTCACATGAAGCTGCTCCACATGCTTGGATTTAAGAAGCTCATGTATCGGACCGTGGGTCCCAACTGCTTAACCTATGTAGAATTTGCTAAACTAACAAAATGTGCGTAGATCCTGCTTCTCAAACAGCCCTTTGGCTAGGCATTGCATCTTTTACCTCTAGTGCTGTTGGTTCCATTGCTTCGTATCAAGCACAGCAGCAACAGTATCAAGGAGAGATGGCGGCATATCAGGCCTCTCAAACGGCCTACAACCGTCAGATCCAGTTGAATGCTGAGGCAGCCAACCGTGCCTATGTGGCCGATCAGATGCGTCTCAAAAATGAATACGACAAGGCAGCCGTGGATGCGCAAAAGGTCATGGCCACTGCTCTTCAAACCCAAGGCAAGGTTCTGGCTTCTGGCAGGGTTGGTAAGTCCATTGGCTTGTTGGCTCAGGATGCTGAGCGTACCTATGGCAAGGACATGGCTACCCTTGGCATGAACCTTGGCTATGCCAACCAGGATTACCTATTGAGGGGCCAAGAAACCTATCAACAGGCCCAAAGTGCCAACGCTATTGCGGCTGCCAATAGAATGATCAAACCCAGTGCTCCAAGTGCGCTTGGACTCGTGTCGGGTATTGGTGGGTCACTTATTAGTGGTGCTCAAACATTCAAAGAATTCAAACCCTGAGGCTAACCAATGGCTAGTATTTATGAATCACAGGGGCCTCAGGTACAACTTGGCGGCCCTACCGTTGGTGGGGAATTTGCTCCTGTTAGAGCTTATGATCCTAGCCAACAGATGCTGGAGGCAGTTGATCGAAGGGCACGTCTTCAAGAACGTGATGTCCAAGAGTTGACTGCCTTCAGTTCCACCCTTAGTAAGTTTGTCCAACAACAAGGAGAGGAGTGGAAGAAGAGGCAAATTGCTAAGGGCTTCTCTGCCTTCCTCAATAAGCGTGGTCCTCAGGTCACACCTCAATACCAACAGGAACACAAAGAAGCGGAAACGCGTCTAAAGGAGGCAGCCCAGCGAGACAATCAATTAGCCAATGCGGCAGAAACTATTCCTGGAGCCGAGGGTGTCAGTGCTGGCATTCGCAACAACTCTCCTGCTCTAAAGGGTTGGGAAGCCTATGGCTACAGCATTGCTCAGGCACAGAATGCTCCGTTTTCTCTGGCAAACTACATCAACGATGCCAGAAATCGAAACGTAAAGATCTTTGATCCAGACAACAATACAGAGATCACCCTCAGTCCGCGTATGGGAAGGGCTCAAGCTGAAAGGGCCCTTGAACTACTCACGGAACAGTGGTCGATTGATACTGGCATTTCAAAGATCAATCCTCAGGTCTTGATGGAACATGCTGGTAACAACATTGCCATCACCAAGATTCGCTTGATGGAGGACTGGGGCAAAGAACTGGATGCTAATGCCAAGGCACAGCAGAAGGACGTTGCCTTTAAGGAAGGTGTGTCTATCCTTGGAGGTATCACAGATACTGGCACAGCACAGTCTGCTTCGATGTCCTTGGAAAAGGCTCTTGCGGCATATGGCTATCAAGAGATCAATGAGGAATTTCCAAAGATGCTTTCTGCGTCTTACAATGAAAAGGTAGCAGCAGGTGATCAGATTGGTGCAACTGCTCTTTTAACGAATCTTGGTGGTACCAAACATCCTTCAGGAGTTGGCACCTATCGGGAACGCTTTTTGCCGACGTTCCAAGAACTTGAAGGCAAGCTTCGGGACTTTGGAGCCGATCAAGAAAAGGCTCAGAAGGCAGAGCAGCTCGCATTGTTTATGCAGGAAGCTGAGAGATACAATGCTCTTCCAGCAGCTCAACGAGATGTAGCAATCAACGACCCAACAAATGGCCTTGCCACAAGAATGCGTCTTGCTGGAATGTCGGAGGATGAAGTTAGAAATGCTCGTACAGGTGGTAGTACTTCATTTGAGATAGCCTTGCTGGCGGGCATTCGTAATGGTAGTATGTTGGTTGGTGCTAATAAAATCACCAAGTCAATTCTTGATACCTATCTGGCCAACGGCACCATCGATAAGAGTGTCTATGATCAAGCAGTAGCTAATCCAGCACTTGCTGAGCAACAAACGGTTAATGATGTCTTCAAGGATGCCAAGGATCAAGCAGTAAATTTGATTCGTGCGTGGCAAACCAAATCATTTACCGGCTCTATAGTGCCATCAGAAGCTTCCAAGGCACAGGCTAAGGTGGTTGCAGAAGTAGCCATTGCTAAGGCCATGTCAAAGTATCAAGACATTATTCAGGCACAGATAGATGCAAATCAAAAAGTAAATCTTGTTAAGGTTTCTCAAGATCTTGCAGCCCTAGCTCGCCAAGAATTGAGTGACACTAACTCCTCCTACTATTGGAATCCAGATACTCATTCTGCTCCAAACATTGAAAAGGCAACGGATAAAGCTCCGTCTCTTGTCCCTCCAACCTTTACTACAACCCTACCAAAGAACGTCCTAGACGCAGTTACCAATCGAATCTCATCCACAGCAACTCCTGTTATTCCTCCAGACGCAGTTGACATTCCTGCCCAGATGATTGCTAATGAACAATTGGCAGTCAATCAAGGAGGCAAGATTTCAGATAGCATTGTTCGAATTGCCAAGGCTTCTGGATACAAGGACGTTAATCGGTATCTATCCGATCAAGCCACTAAAAACGGCATGACCTGGACACCGAACGCTGATCAACAAACATTCCTACGAAATGCAAAAGCAGTTTCTCCTAGCATCGCTGCTCGTCTTGCCGGTGAGCTTACACCTTCCGAACGACGCCGCCTTATCCAACAACTGGACACACTACGGCAGCAGCAGCAAACAAAGGCCTCGCTTCAAGTACAGTCGGCGCCTGGGGGAACCTTTGCTACATTCCAGAATGATTTGATTCAGAAGGAAGGGGGTGGTACTAATCCTTATGGACAGTACAACTTTGGGGTTGCCCGTACTGGTCCCGCCGACCCAAACCTTACCAATCTCAAGGTAAGAGATGTTATTCGTGGTGACTACACGATCAATGGTCAGCGTGTTATTCACTTTGGAGCCTACCAATTTAAGGCCGACACCTTCGCTGCTGTAGCCAAGAAGGCTGGCATTCCTATGGATGCTCCATTCAATAAGGAAACCCAAGATCGTGCGTTCCAGGCCGTGGTTATGGAAGAGGCTCTTCCTTGGAGGAACCGACTCAATGACTACATGTCCGGTAGGATTCCAGACACAGCAGCCAATCGCGCAGCTGCCATTCAGGATCTTCAGAATGAATGGACATCTATGAAGAATCTGACTCCAGCAAAGCTTGGATCCTATCTTCAGAACATGAGGATGGAAAGGCAACAAGGCGGAGTGGATCCAAACCTAAGTAATCTTCCTGCTCCACAGCGGACCGTTAGGGTTGGTCAGATGCTTCTCAATATGGGTGCTAAGATTTGGCAACATCCAAACTTTGACATCAATAAAGGATACATTGACAAAGGTGGTGGCAGGGTTGGTAGGCGGAGTTATGACTCCAAACATCACGTTGCCAGTGCTCTTGATCTTCCTCTTCAAAACAATAGCGTTACACAACTCGACAGGGTGTATGATTATCTGAAAAACAATGCTGCGGCATTGGGAGTCACCGAGCTGTTCTGGGACCGTAAGGGTTACTACCAGAACGGTAAGTTGATTGGTGGACCACGGTCCAAGGCCATTCCTGGTCATGATGATCATCTCCACGTTGCATTCTAACTTGGGAACCAAAGGGACTTTCTTGCGGGGAGGTCCCTTCCCACAAACATTTACCATTCGCCCTTGCGGGGGGTTTCATTAAATGCCTAGCCTTACTGATTCGTGGGATTCTCAGTATTCATACCAAGACACCACATCAGTGTCTGCGCTGGATTCTGGGAAGACTAATTCTCAAATTGAAGAAGAAAATCGCAACAAGCAAACAAAGGCTGCGATTCAAAAATCTAGACAGATTAAAGAAAAGATCGCAACCGATAAAGCTGCGAAGCGAGCCAAGGGTCGTCCCAAAAGGAATCGGCAGACTTGGAATCCGGCTGAGGTTGCTGGAAAGGCCATCAGTGGAGCCGTATTGGCACCGTTTGAGGCCATCAGTGATGCAGCAGCCCCCATCGTTGCTGCGGGTGGTGAATTTGTTGACAAGAACATTTATGGCATCAAAGATGTCAAGCAACTGGAAAAGCGAAAGCAAACAAGGCTTGGCAAGGAAAAATCAGACCTGGCTGTAAAGGTTGAACAGACTCGTGGTGAAAGGCAGAAGCAACTGAAGCCAATTGTTGAAGCCGCCAAGATGCTGCTTAAGGGTTCTGGCCCAGGCATCATTGAGGACTATGGCTCACGAGCAATCACTGCTAGTCAAGAGATCATTGCCCGCACAGGTGAGATGATTGGTGCCCCTGTGGCCCCTGAACAGGACCCCAGAAGCGATAGGTACATCAAGGCCCAGATCGACTTTGGACTCACTCCAGAGGATCCTATGATGGCCAAGGGGGCTGAACTCCTGAAGCTTATCAATGGTGCCAGGATGCTGAGAAGGATTACACCTGGAGATGTCAGCAAGAACAAGATGGCTAGCTTCACTCGTGATCGAGGGTTGGACTTCTTTGCTGGCTTTATCCACGCAGACACCTCTGATAAGGGTGGTCCTACCCTGCTTGCTAGATTAGATGAAGCTCTTCCTGAGAACCTACGTCAGTTCGTCCCTGCTGCTGTTCTTGGTGATCCTGATTATGACAGTGAGGCTCGGTATCGAATCCTTGCTGGTCTTGAAGACATGGGTCTTGGTATCGTTGCTGATGCTCTTGGCTCTACCTTTAAGGCTGTCGATGTATTCCGTAAAAAACTTCGTCCATTTGGCAAAGCAGTCACCGATGAAACCAGAGCAGAAGCCATTGACGCGTCTGTGAAGGTCCTAAACAAGGAACTGGACAACGCTACTTCTAAGGCTACCGTAAAGGAGACCGAAGAGGCCATTCGATGGGAAGATGCTGACCAACTAACCCGCGATGAGGTTCTCAATAAGATTGATGACATCAAGCGTCGTCAATCCGATCCTTGGGAAGACGGTGCTGAGCTTAAGAAGCAGTTGGATGCTGCCAACGATGAACTCAAGGACATCGACAACAACATTCTTCAACGTTCAGAAGGCCTGCCCAGTGGAGGTAGTAGGACTCAAACCGCTGCTGACATTGGTAAGTTTGACATTCCTGAGGCCATCCTTCAGAACCGTGTCTGGATTACGGATGCGGCAACAAAAAATGCCAACATGACTGATGGTTGGCGGGCCAAAATCGATGAAGCTCTTTCGTATTACAAAGATAATATGGAGAGCCTGTACCGTCGGTTTAAGCCTTCGGAGGTCAAGCGGATTGTTACCGCAATCGATCAACAGGTCCTCGACAGCTATCAGTCCGTTCTGGATACCGCTAGATCGGCAGAAGAAGTCCAACAGTCCTTGCTTGAGGCCTTCCGTAAGGAGGGGCAAACCTTTACTGGTGAGGTTGGTACTGAACAGATCAAAACCAAGGCCATCGTTGTCACCCAAGCAATGATGAGGCGTCTGTCTGAAAAGGCAGCCAACATTGGTGATGATTATCTGAGATCTGAAGGTGCTGGTCTTCCTGAGGGCAACCACTTTGATCGACTTGTGGATCAGGTGGCTGGTCTTGCCATGCTTCGCAAAGAGTCGTGGTCCCTTGAGGCTGGTCGTCGTCTTGCTGTTGGTAAGTCTTGGAAGGGCACTCTGGATGAACTGGCTGCTCGGGAAACCGAAGAAGGTGGCACTGTTCTTACCACAAAGCTGCTGCGTAAGTGGGCAGATCATGTGAAGTACCTGATGAGAACTGGAGATCCTGCTGCTCGTACAGAGGCTCGTCAGATGGCCCTTGCTATGGCGCTGTCTGGTGGAGATCCTGCTAAGACCATCTCCTTTGCTCAAACCGTGATCCGGTACGCAGGCAAGAAGGCCCTTGGAATGTTCTACAACAACATTCTGTCTGGACCAAAGACCATCATCAGGAACCTTTCTGGTGCTGCGAGGCTTGTGTATCAGCCCACCATGATTGGTATTCGCGGCATCATGGAAGGCAACGATCGCCTTATTGGAGCTGCTGGAGAGGGCTATGCTGCCATCTTTAACTCAGTTCTTGAGGCGTCTCAGGTTGCTGGTCAAACCTTTAAGAGTGGTGTTCCGGCAGGCTGGAGCAGCGCAAACCTTGTGTCAAAGGTAGAAATGAAGGCCATGATTGATGGTCTTGAGTTGGCTGCTACCAATGATACTCAACGCATGGTTGCTGGTCACATTCGGTGGTTGGACTCCTTCCTGAGTTGGACAGAGCTTCCCAGCCGTCTCATGATGTCTTCGGATGACTTCATCCGTACCATGGCAGTTCGACAGAAGATTGCTGAAGATGCCTTTATCTATGCTTCAGAGAAGGGCGCCAAGAACTTCGCTGAAACCATGGAACATGCCATGATCGCTATGGGTCGTGGTATTGACGTTAAGACCGGACAGATCACGGACAAGGCACTTCGTCAGTACGCTGATGAGGTTACCTTTACCAACGACCCCGGCACCTTTGCCAAGAAGCTGGAAGAGTTGGTCAGTATTGAAGTCAAGGGACTTGCCCCTGGTAAGTACATCCTTCCCTTCATTCGGACCCCTGCCAACATCATGGGCTACCAGCTCGGATTCACGCCGTTGATTGGTAAATTCCTGTCTGGGTATCGTAAGGCCCTTCAGGCTGGAGATGAGCTTACTCTTGCTGAACTGCGTGGTAGGGAATCCGTTGGTTCTCTCCTGCTGTCCATTGGATACACCGCTGGTGCTAGTGGAACGCTGACTGGTAATGCTCCGTATGATCCGGCTGAACGTGAACGGTGGAGGCAACAAGGCATTCAAGCTCGTTCGGTTAAGGTTGGAGACAAGTGGGTCTCTTACTCTTGGTTCGAACCACTGTCCAACTGGATTGCTGCTGCGGCTGATCTTGGTCACCTTTCTCGTTATGGTGACATTGAAGACTTCAACCAACTTGGTGCTGCTCTGACTTATGCCATTATGGGAAGCTTTGTTGAGAAGAGTTATCTAGCTAACTTGGATGGAATTTCTGTTATCCTGAATCCACAGGAATCGTGGTCTAAACTTGTCGGTAACAATAAGGACATTCCTGGTAATCCAAATACATTTCTGGACACGGTATCTACTGCTGGTTTGAACTTTGTCAACACGCAGATCGTGCCTTGGACTGGAGCCAGAAAGGCTTGGGCCAATGCCAGCGACCCTTACTATCGTGAGTATGACAGTCTGTTCCAAAAGACTCTTGCTCAAATGTGGCCTGGAATCAGCAAGATGGCTCCTTATGAGCCGGACATCTTGACTGGTAAGCCTATACTTCGATCCACAGGCGGTCCTTTTAACGCTACCGTTCCGTTTGAAACCCTTGATGAGAATCAAAGTCCTGTTGCTCAGAAGCTTCTTGAATTAAACATTTGGCATAAGAAATACAGCGAACTCCAGCGAGCAACCACCGGTCAACTGTATACCGGCAAGGAGCGAGCAGAGGTCAAGCAACTTATTGCCGACATGGGATTGGAAAAGGCTTTGGCCCGGCACTTTGCTTCCAAGGAATTTAAGGCGGATGAAATGAAGTGGAAGGAGAGTTCTCTTACACCACAGGAACGTCTTGTCGAGCCCTACTACAAGCGTAGGACAGAGGAGATCTTCAATGAATACATCAATGCTGCTAAGCGGCAGATGGAGTCAACCAATGAGGGCTTCATTGAACGCAAGAACAGGTTCCTCATGGAACAGGGGCAGCAGCGAGGTGGTATTTATGATCTTGTCAAATACAGTCAACAGCAGTAATTTTCATTCCAAATAACCAATGGCTGTTACCGAAAATCTCTACACAGGTAATGGAAGCACAGTACTTTACTCGATTTCATTTCCTTACATCGATGAGGCGGACGTTAAAGCAACCCTTAATGGGACAGCAACGACTGCGTTTGTCTTTGCTAATGCCAGCACGATTCAGTTCACTACTGCTCCAGCAAACGGAGTAGCAATCCGAATCTATCGGGAAACTCAAGATGCTGACAATGAAGCAACCTTCTACCCTGGTTCATCTATCAAAGCAGATGATCTAAACGATAACTTCACTCAAAGCATCTACATTGCTCAGGAGACCCGAAACACTGCAAACGGAGTCTTTAACCTAGCAAATGCTGCCCTGCCAAGAACGGGCGGCACCATGACTGGACCTATTGTCTTTGCTGCTGGTCAACCAACTGCTACTGATGCAACAGCTGGAATTGTTAGGCTGGCAGATGCCACCAACGATAGCAGTCCCACAAAGGCCGTGTCTGCTAACGCATTGAAAACCACCTTTGATGCGGTACAAGAAAGATCACGTTTTGACGTAAGAGCTGCCCTGATCGTCAACACTCCAGACACACAAATCAACTTTACATCAATACCAAATTGGGCAGATCGTGCTGTCATTTCTTTTGTTGGTGTTTCTGGAACTTCTGCTGCTACTGGATACACTGTTCAATTAGGTTCTTCGGCAGGAGTTGAAACCACCGGTTATGTAAGTAGTGCAGTCCTTCTTGGAGCAACATCAGGATCATACAGCAGTAGCACCTCTATTCTTATTGGTGGTCCTGCTAACGCCAGCCAATCTATAACTGGTACCATTGACTTGGTTCGTCAAACCAGTACCATGTGGGTTGCTTCATTCCAACTGATGGTGGATGGAGTTGGCACTGTTATCCTCGGTAATGCCTATAAAGCATTGAGTGGTACTCTTACATCGATTCGAGTATCAACAACCTCTGGAACCTTTGATGTTGGCCTTATTGGCCTCCAATACAGCGGCATCTGATAAGAAATGGCCAAACCAAATGGCTCAATGAATAAGGTCGTTCACGTTCCCGGCCCCCCGAAACGAACCAGACAGGGGCAGGGACAACGTTCCTTACCGAACCACGGACGTAAGCAGCTTCGTGGTCAAGGCAAATCCTAACCATTTTATCAACCATGATTACCTTCTTCGGTCTCAAGCTGTCCTATGAGGCAGCCGTCTTTTTTGGACTCTTCGTTGCTTCTGAGCTGATTGGTGTGAGCAAGTATCGCTCCAACAGCATTGTTCAGCTTCTCCTCAAGGTTGTGGAGGCCGTCAAGCCTCATCGTACTGAGGATGACCAGATCAATCGCGTTAAGGACCTCTTTAAGTGAGACGTTGTGACTCACATTCTTTTGCCTGTTTCTCAGTATTACAGTCAGCTTGATAGTCGTACAGCTCACGCTGAACGCTCTTGCTTTAGTTCGACAATGGCGATGGGAATCAAGTACCTCTGCCCCTCTGCCTTGTACGGACGCAACGCTGATGATCAGTATCTCCAGACCGTTCTTAAGTTTGGAGACACCACAAACTCACAGGCACAGATCAAAGCAGCAGCCCAATACAACGTCAAGGCCACGTTCCTTACCAATGGAAACGTCCAGAGCCTTTACGATCGGCTGTTTGCTGGCATTCCTGTGCCTGTGGGCTTTCTTCATCATGGACCAGCTTCTGCCCCACGAGGCGGTGGGCACTGGATTCTGTTGATTGGAGCCACCGACACCCACGGCATCTTTCATGACCCCTATGGGGAACTCGATAATGTCAATGGTGGGTATCCAAGGCGAGGGGTTGGAGGAAAGTCCGTTAGCTATTCCTGGAAGAACTGGACCAAACGCTGGGCGGTGGATGGTCCCAACACTGGATGGTTCATGGACCTACGACGAATCTAAGACCCTGAGCAGCTTTTTTCTCTCTTTTTTTTTCTCTTTGTGGAGCATTCTTGTGACTGCAACAACCTATTCAATTCCAGTTGGTCGGTACTCAGCTGAGCAGGTTTCGGATGGCCTGAGCATTCCTGAGCACGACTACGTTAGCCTGTCCAACTACAGTGGGGCAAACCCTGGCACCATTGTCTTTAAGAATGGTGGTGCTGCTGGTCAAACCGTGGCCACCCTTACCCTTACCTATGATGGTAATGGGAACCTTCTTACTGTTACCAAGAGCTAAGGAATACCTACAATGGCATATAAATTCAACCCATTTACGGGTAAACTAGAGGAGTACGGACCGGTCCTTACGGGAACTGGTACGGTTTCTGCTGCTGCGGATGGCGCCGCTGGGTCTCCTGGCATTGCGTTTGCAAATGACCTTAATACTGGCATCTACCGACCCGGTGCAGACCAGATTGCGATCAGCACGGGCGGCACGGGGCGGTTGTTTGTTGATGCCTCAGGCCGCGTAGGGATTGGCACTACGAGCCCCACTACGATTCTACATCTCCAGAGTTCGGCAGCAAACGCATACCTCAGGGTCACGAATGGGACTGTTGACTCTTATTTCGGAATTGACAACGCAAACTCGGCGGCGGACATATATGTTGCAACCACTCATCCACTTCGATTCTTCACGAATAGCGCGGAACGCGTCCGCATCGACAGCTCAGGACGCCTGTTAGTTGGCACGTCTAGCGCCCCTACCGGCTCATCTTCTCAATACAGCAAGTTAGCTGTTCAAGGTAATAGCGCAAACGCATTTGGCGGGTACTTTTCAATCGGCTATGGCGGCGCTGCTACTGGATTGAGCGCCGGCTCAGATATTGGAACAATCAACTTCACGGATACTGGCGCTGGGCAATTTGCTCAGATTCGTTGTGATACAGACGCAACCACTTCGGCGGGTGATTTTCCCGGCCGCCTAGTGTTCTCCACTACGGCCGATGTGGCGTCTTCTCCGACGGAGAGGATGAGGATTACGAGTAGTAATTTTGTAAATATTGGCACTCAAGGCACAGATATTATTTGGAACCAAACCACCGTAAAAGGAGTAACTCTTGGAGCTGCTGGAGTTATTCAAGCAGCCCGAGATGCAGATCAATTGATGCTTCTTAATCGTATTACTGATGATGGAACATTGGTTACATTTGCACAAGACGGAACAGCAGAGGGAAATATTTCTATTTCCGGCACCACCGTCAGCTACAACGGCGCTCACCTTTCTCGCTGGTCCCAGCTTTCAGGTGGTGCGCCCCGAGAAGAGATCCTACGCGGCACTGTGCTGAGCAACATCGATGAGATGTGCGAGTGGGGCGATGAAGACAACGAACAGCTCAACCGCATGAAGGTGAGCGACGTTGAAGGTGATCCGAACGTGTCTGGCGTGTTCCAAGCCTGGGATGATGACGACGACACCTACACCGATGACTTCTACTGCGCGATGACGGGTGACTTCATCATCCGCATCTCAGCAGGCATCCCAGTGCATCGTGGGCAACTGCTAATGTCCGCTGGTGATGGCACTGCCAAACCTCAGGACGATGACATCGTTCGCAGCAAGACCATCGCCAAGGTGACATCCAATCACGTCACCTGCACTTACGACGATGGCAGCTACTGCGTGCCCTGCGTGCTGATGGCTTGCTGATTAGTCCTACTCACTACTGATCCGTACTAAACTTACACAGTCACCCACTAACCATGTCCACCACCGTTTTCACCTGGCACATCGCCCAACTGGAGCGCGAGACCGCTGATGGCTACGTCTTTGTGGCTCACTACACCATCGACGCCAACGACGGCACCTACACCGCAGGGGCCTATGGCAGTCTCGGCTTTGAACGCCCCGAGGATGACCTGATTCCCTTTGCTGACCTGACCGAAGAGATCGTCATCGGCTGGGTCAAAGAAAAGTTTGGCGACGAAAAGGTTGCCGACATTGAGGCCGCCCTTCAAGCCCAGCTGGACGAGCAGCGCCAACCCACAAGGGCCTCCGGGCTTCCCTGGTCTAACTGATGAGGGACTCGTCTTATGGCCGATCGTGCAACCGAAGAGCAATTTAACGAACTCCACCAACTTGTTACGGACGAGCTGATCTCCAGAATCAAGAGTGGAACTGCTACCACCCAGGATCTTAAGGCTGCTGCCGACTGGTTGTCAAAGAATAACATCACGGGGCTTGCTGTAACAGGCAGCCCCCTTTCGATGCTGTTTGAATCACTTGAATTGGAGATGGAGGATGTCGAACAGGCCATCAGATGAGGACCACAACCAAGAAACCATCCGCAACCTCATTGCTGCTGCGGCCCTTGGGCTGTTCAGTTGGCATATTTTGACCCTCCACAACATTGCCAAGTCTGTTGATGTGCTTGTTAATCGAGCAGATGCCGCCAATCAACGCTTGGAGCGCCTAGAAACCTTTGTATTTATCAACGATGGCGCCAAAAAAGAGTAAATCCGCCCAATACTACGCTGAAAACCCAAAGGCAGCTGCCAAAAAGGCTGCCTATCAGCGCAAACTTAACAAAAAACCCACCGTTAAGAATGCTTCGGAAGAGCGGTGGACCGAACGGAGACGCCGTGGCATTGCCGGAAAGGGTGGCCACGACCTTTCTCACACCAAAGATGGCCGTATGGTTCTTGAATCGCCATCCAAAAACCGCGCCCGTAACGGCCACAACGGCAAAGGTACCAAAAAATGAACAAAGGAAACGCCAAGCCCCCTGGTCTCTACGCAAACATCAACAAGCGTCGCAAGGCCGGAACCAGTCGTCCAAAAAGCAAGAGCACGGTGTCTCCAAAGGCGTACAGTGCGATGAAAGCAGGGTTCCCCAAGAAGAAGTAAACCACCGTAGTAGGCCTCATGCCTCTCAAAGATCCTTCTGAATACCTCTACTTCCTAAAGGCCATGACCGCAGCCGAAGCAAAGCGCATGTGGAGGACCGCCATCAAGGAACACTGGAACAACCAATGTGTTTATTGTGGCTCGTCTGAGAACTTGACGCTCGATCATGTCCATCCAAAGGCTCATGGAGGCCACGACACCACCCACAATGTCGTGCCCGCCTGCATCAACTGTAACCAATCGAAGGGCTCTAATCATTGGTTAAGTTGGTGGATTGGGCAGGAGTCCTTTGATGCCTCCAACTTTTCTAAGGTCCTGTCTTGGACCACAACCTGATTAACTAAGCAAACATCGCTACTTATCATCATGGCAACTCTTCCTGCTGGCGGTTCCGCCTACGGCTCCATTTCCTCCGCCCCTGGTCAAATCGATCAGCACCAGCTTAATAAAACCATTCAAGCATCTGCCACCACCGTTGCTCTGAATGCCACCGTGTCTGCTGCTACCACTGCTGTGCGTACCGTCCGTAAGGCCGATCGTGTTCCCAGCTCCAACAGCGGAGACAAGACTGGGCGCGTTCGTCGCGTCTAAGAACAACATCTTAAAACGGAGCACCTATCATAATGGCACCAAAGAAAAAAGGTCCGACGATGCGGACCCAACAGCAACGCAAACTTCAGATGCAAAAGATCGCCAAGGGCGGTCCCCAACTGAGTGGCACCAAAGGGATGTCTGCCAAGGCTCCTACTGCTCCGGCAGCCACTCCTTCTAAGCCTTCCGGCAGGCAGCCTCGCGCCATCACGAACGGCAACAGCCCTGCCATGCGTCAGATCCGCGCCAAGGCTGTTCAGGCACGCCGTCAGGCGCAAGGCAAGCCCGTAGCCACAAAGGGCAAGGCCGTTACCCTTCCCAACTCTGCCCGTGCTGGTCAGAATCTGCCCCGTCAGGGTGTCCAACAGATGCGTACCATCGGTGATTCCGGTCAGGTGCGTGCTGCTGCTCAGCGTGGTCAAGAGATCCGTAAGGCAGCGCAGGCCGCTCGTGGTGCCAAGCAGGCCATGGGTCGGATGAGTGGTGCCCTTTCTCGCGCACGCTTTGCTCGTGGTCCGGCTTCTGCGATTGCTGGTGTGGCCGCTGATGCTGCTCTGAGTCCTCTCGCTACAAGGGCTGGACAGGCCCTGGGACGTGCCCTGAAGCCTGCTGCTCGTAAGCTGGATGAAGCACTTCCCGGTGTAAATAGCCGCGATGAAGCACGTCGTCGGAATGCTCAAGCTGCTGCCAAGGGCTCCACGTCTAGCTTCAAGGGGGCTCGTGAAGCAGCCGTTAAAAGGGCATCTGCCATCAAGGGCAGTCCCGTTGTTGGACCCCGCAAGGCGTCTTCCGGTGGTGGCAGTGCTGCTTCGAGCTTCGATTCGTCCTTTGCTGCCGCTCGTAAGGCCGGTAAGTCCACCTTCACCTGGCGCGGTAAAAAGTACAACACGAAACTCCGTGGTGAGTGATCGTGGCCAAAAAGAGCGTCAGCCTTTCTCTGGGTCGTGGTGAAAAGTCCCGCAAGGGCGGCCTCACCGCCAAAGGCCGAGCCAAATACAATGCTGCTACGGGGTCTAACTTAAAGGCCCCTCAGCCGCAGGGTGGTCCCCGCAAACGGTCCTTCTGTGCTCGCATGAGCGGCAATCCAGGACCTATGAAAAAGAACGGAAAGCCTACCCGCAAAGCCCTTGCTCTTAAACGTTGGAAGTGTGGTTGATCATGCCCCTAGCTCGTGGATCTTCAAAGAAGACCGTCTCCAAAAACATCAGCAAGATGGTAAAGGAAGGTCGTCCTCAAAAACAGGCGATTGCTATTGCTCTTAGTAAGGCAGGCAAGAGCCGTAAACGTAAAGGTTAGATTATGCCTAGCAAAAAGTATAAAACGGTTGACGAAGCCGCTTGGCACGCTGCCAAAAAATTTAAGATGCAAGGTCCTCAATACGACATATCCACTCCAGATGAAAATTTGTTTGGATATGCTGTAAAACTAAACAAAGCAAAAGGATCTCCAAAAACCCATAGAGACGGTATTGGTCCAGCACCTAAAAAGTCAACTCCTTCTAAACCAAAGGCTGCAAAGCCTACGGCGACAAAACCAAAGACTACAAAGCCTTCAACATCTACAAAAGGTGTTGGTCGTCTAAAACGGAATAGTTACTCCACTTAATTCGTCGCCATCGGGTCCTGTATGCCCCTACAGGGCCCTTTCACACATGTTTAGGTATGTTGACACCATTACAAGGTCCGGGCCACCTTAGAGCCCATTTACAGCGCCATGTTAATGCACCTTCGCAATGGTATTATCCATATCATTGCAGTTTTTGCCACGCTCAAGTTGAATTATTACTTGCAAATGCTAGAAAACAACAAGGATGTGTTTGCAGAAAAGGCGTAAGGCATGGACAACACGGAACGGTCGAGCATGAAATGTGGGAAAGATCAAAACGCCGGGCCCGGAAAAAAGGGTTTGAGCATACGATCAATTACACAGACATAAAAGTACCATCCCATTGTCCATTACTTGGCATTCCTCTATTTCGTAGCGAAGGCAAAGGAGCATGTGACAACTCTCCGTCTTTAGATAGAATCGATTCATCTAAGGGTTATACTCCAGACAACATTTGGGTTATTTCTAACAAAGCCAATTCTATAAAATCAAATGCAACCCTCGAAGAACTTGAAGCAATCGCCACAAAATTTAGAGCAAAGATTGAAGGAAGACTTTAGTATATTCTTAAAGTTAGTTTGGAAATCATTAGATCTTCCTACTCCTACTCGTGCTCAATTGGCTATGGCGCGTTATCTCCAATACGGTGGTAAACGTATTCAGCTGCAATGTTTCAGAGGTTTGGGAAAAAGCTGGGTCACGGCTGCCTTTGTGTTGTGGAATTTGTTCTGCGACAGGGACAAGAAGATCATGGTGGTGTCGGCCAGCAAGCAACGTGCCGATGACTTTTCAATCTTTTGTCAAAAGGTGATTATCGACGTGGCGTGGCTTAACCACCTAGCTCCGCAAGACGACGATCAACGCTGGTCACGAGTGTCCTTTGATGTTGCTGGAGCAAAGCCTGCCCAAAGCCCATCCGTAAAGAGCGTGGGTATCAGCGGTCAGTTGACGGGTTCTCGGGCAGACATTCTGATTGCTGACGACATTGAAACACCCACAAATTCAGCTACAGACATGATGAGGGAAAAACTTCTTCAGCTTGTCACTGAGTTTGAATCCGTTTTGACACCTAAAAAGGATAGCCGCATTATCTTCCTTGGCACACCTCAATCTTGCTTTACCATTTATAATTCACTTAGGGAACGTGGTTATGTTCCAATGGTGTGGCCCGCTAGGTATCCAAAAGAACTGACTGGGTATGAAGATGTTCTTGCTAAGGAACTTCAGGCTGACATCGAAGAACACGGATTTGAGACTTTAGCTTGGAAACCAACAGATACTCGCTTCTCGGAGATTAACCTGCTTGAACGGGAACAGAGTATGAGTCGGAGCAACTTCATGCTCCAGTTCATGCTGTCTACCAGCCTATCCGACGCTCTTAAATTCCCTCTAAAGCTATCGGACTTTTCGGTTCTGGCTTTGGACCCTGCTCGTGGGCCGTCGGATCTGGTGTGGGGGGCCGACAAAGAGACCCTATTGGATCTGCCTGCTGTGGCCCTTCCAGGGGACCGTTGGCATCGACCCAAAGCGACTGGTGAGTTCGTTTCTTGGACCGATACGATTACGGCTGTA